TAGGTTACGATACCACGTGATGTATAGTCTCCAGCATATGTGGTAGCGTCTACTAATTTTAACTCTCTAGTTCCAGTTCTAAAACGAACAGATTCGGTATTTGGAATATTAAACAAGAATTCGATATCACCAATGCTGCTAGTAACTAATGTTGTTGGAGTAGCAATAGAAACTACAGTTCCTTGAGCACTGGTAATAGAACCAGATATAGTATCACCTGCCGTAAATGTGCCAATGATATTTAATAAACTTAAACAGTATGCACCTGTCTCATCAAAATATTTATTTACTACAACAGCAGAAGCAGTACCTGCGTTATTAGTAATAACATCACCAGTATTTAAACATACCTGTGAATCACCTTCAATTCTACGTTTTAGTTCTGAAGCCTGACCACCTACGTTTGTGGTATAATCAAAAGTCCCAGAAGTAGGAGTATAGACCATCTTACTAGCAATAGTACAATACGCACTAATATCCACACCATCAAAATACGGATAGAATCTAGTTTGTGGTTTTAATTTATGACCCTGAACAAGTAGATTTCTTGAGCGAATATATGGGATTACTGCAGTTGAAACTACACGATCATCAACTTGTTGATAGTCAGTTTTAAGAGCAATTGCAGTATTAACACCAGTTCTTGACTGGCCAACATTTCTAGCAATAACCTGATTTAATACAATTCTTGGACGTTCATCTGTAACCCAAGCTGCAGTTTGAACTTCATCGCCCATCCATTCTGTTTGCCAAGCATTCCAAACAGTACCAAGAACACCAGCCTTTTCTGCCATAATTCTAACAGTATCATAATTACCTTCTACTGCTTGAATAATATCTGGAGCTCGAGCAGTTTCAAACCAATCATCTGATGGAGGATTGATAGTAACATCACCAAGGAATGTAAAGATAGCAAACGGATTAATGTTTTCTAAACGTGATGCATACTGTTGAGTAACAATTGGCGTAGTTGTATATGGCAAAGTAATAATATCACCAGTCAACTGATAATTAGAAGAAGCTCTTGCAGAAGAAGATGAATATTTTTCCAGTAAGTTTACATTTTGCATTGTGTAGAAAGGACGCAGCTGGTTATTAGCCATGTCAATTGCACAAAAATAATCTGGTGATGCTTTATCAGATAAAGAACTTCCAGTAAAATTATCAACAACAAAACCATTTTTCATTCTATCAAGACCAGAAGAATCTTTAATAGACATGGATTGAGTTTCTTGCTCTAATAATGAAAGGGCAGTGTAGTATTCTAAGTTGTTAATACGTTTGTCCAGATTTCCAATATCGCGCATGGTGTAGCGTTTATTATCTATCTTTGTAGTTAAGATACTATCTGGTGATGTTCCAAAAGTAAATGCTTCAAGACTTAGTGTATATAATATCATACCCAATGCTGGATCTGCTGGAAGACCTGGTTTTAGCGCAGGAACACCAGAAATATTAAATAGTAGCCCATTAGAATCTAGAGCAATTTTATCTGATCTTGGTAGATAGTAGCTATAATCGGCAGTAACTGATTCACCACGTTTTGGTGTTCCAGAAACAATACCACCAGTGCCAATAAAGTTTTTTGCGCCAACAGATTTATTAGCAACACGTGGGCGGAAGTCAATTGAATCTCTTAAGTTAGATGGAATCTGTTTATAGTCGATTCCACTATATGAGTTTACATCAAAGTAGTCACCAGCACCATGTTCAAAATATTGATATGACACTCTAATTGGATTTGATGGAGCAGCATAAGATGGTTTTAGAGTTAGTGATCCCCAATCATAGTGAGTATCTCTTTGACCATTGTCAAACTCATAACGATCTGTAATATCAACAGTATATGCGCTGGAAGCTGGAGTTGTTCCAAATGCAGCACCTGGAGCCATTGTTACACTTATTAATTTAAATATATCAGCTTTATCTAAGTATATTACGCTGGCTTGAGCAGCAACAGCAGTTGTAAATGTTTCTGGCGTAGCAGTTGTAAGAGTTTTAGTTTTCTCGAAACCAGAACCATTACGAATGACTGCTGCAATAACACTAATTGAACGACCTGATTGCGCAGATGGAACTGTAATGCTTACCGTAGAACCACTAACATTAATAGCATCTGGAGTAAATATAGTACCACCAGCAGACGCATCATTATCTACGCAGATATAGTTATCAGTTTCTGACGCTGACGCAAAAGTTCCAGAAGTGCTTAATGTTAAAGCAGTTCCAGTTGCAGTTTGAGTAAACTTTTGATATGTGTAGAATGTTGTATTATTTGTCCCACCAGATCCTGCTGTTCGCATAGATCTAATGGCACCATTTGGTAATGGGAATACTAAACTGGCATAATCTGGTTCATAAACCTGAGTTGTTGCCAAGTAGATACTAGCACCAGTAACAGTAATAGTAGTATCTACTGTAAAACTATTTTGAGTTGGTGTATTTGTAACCTTGCGATAGTAGCTAGTGCCACCAGATGTGATTAAAACTAAATCATTTAATCTTAATTCTTGCTGGAAGTTAGTATTAGTTCCCGTAATAGTTGTTCCAGCTGCGGTAACTGAACCAGTAAGCTGTCTAATATTTGGGCTGATATCAGCAGTAAAGTTTAAATTAGCATCACTTGGTGCAGTATACGCAAATCCCTTAACATCAGAATTAAATGCATATCCTGGATTCATTTGAATATCAAATAATCCAAGTTTATATATTGAAGAGTATCCAAATGGTAATGTATTATGCCATTCCATAAAACGAGCACGAGCGTAACCAACAATAGTACCTTGCGGTGTGCCACGATTAGAAGAACCAGTAATTGCATTATATAATGTAATCTGGCCAAGTTCATTAATTGGAGGAAGATTATTTACGTTAGTTACTAATACGTAATTACCAACTCGAGTATCTACAACTGCAGCAGTGGCTTGGTTGTATGTTCTTGCTTTTGGAACTGGGATATATGTAATTGCAGTTTTTTCAATTTCAAAGCCACGAACATATGCTTTTCCTGGCTCAATACCAATAGCCAAATTAGACTCAGCTCCATCTAAATAAACACCACGATTGTATGCTGGCGCAGCATCATACTGCCAGTTAACACCAGTTGCGCCTGGACCATCATATGCAGTGCTTGATGTATGAGTTGGTGGGGTTGTAATTGAAGTTGCTGAGTTTAAAGCGGTATATGTAATTCCATTGTAAACTACAATATCGCCAATTAGATATGCAGTGTTAGAAGCCCATGTTCCACGATTATTATTTCTGTGCTCGCGAATGTCTATTTCAAATCCTCTTACTGTATAGTCGCCAGATTCATCGTATGTACGTCTTGCCAATTCATTACCAAGTAATGAATATTCTGTGTTTTGTACAATGGTATTAATAGAACCATTTGTTACACGAATTAATTCTACAAAGTTTGAGTCTAGAATTGTATCAATTGGAAGTTTGGTTAAAGTTAAATCAATATAAAAACGATGCGCACCTGGAGCAGCATAGTTAAAACTGTTTTGCGCATTATCGAGTAAAGATTCATCTTCTTCTGGAGTAACAATTTCTTCAGATACTAAAAGACCAATACGATATGATGGTAATGTAGTATATTTGTCAAGAACAATAGTTTGAGTATCAACTAAGCAGAAATGACCATTAATATAGTAAACACCAGAATTAATAGTTGCAGTTGAACCCTTACCGATAGAGTCATTTGCAGAACCAACTTGAACAGAGTATATGCTATCTTCAGTAATTAGAACTTCATTAACAGCAAAAGTTTTAGTTGTTTTATTTGTACCAGATTGTTGGTAATTCAAATAAAGCGTAGTTGGGTCATTGTTTTCTGCGCTTTGTGTAAGAAACACTGTGGCTCTTACACCAGTAGTTTGACCAATTAAAGTTTTACCTTTTAAATTATTAAGGAATGTTTCAACAGCAACACCATTATACAATGAGATTAGTTTTACATAATCTGCGCCAGCTCCAGGTTGTGTAATAGTCTGAATAGATGCTTGTCCAGGGATAACCATAGTGCCCTGTTTAAAGATCGCATCACCATGTCGCTTAATTTGATTCTGCAGAATACTCTGCATTTGAGTTAGTTCGCGAGCCTGAACCGCAAATGAAGGGCGATATAGAATACGATAAAACTTTTTAGTTTCGTCGTAGTCGTCGTTATACGGTTCGGTATTGAAATCTAGCATTCTTTTACTCTTTAAGTTATTTGTTTATTTATGTTAAAAGTTTATAACAGTTCTTAGAGTCACGTTTTGATCAGCAGTAGGAGTGAACGCAACTTTGTTATCAATAAACAGTAAGTGTCCTGAATATTTATCTGCCGATGGAGCTGTTACACCTGATGCAGAGAAAGTATTTCCTGCAGCATTAACAAACACGTTACCAACAGCGGGAACTGCGTTATCAAGAGATTGTAATAGAACTCCTGTAGTAGTCAAAGCAACAATCCTAAACATTGGTCCAGTTGCAGAACCTAAGTTTACTTGCATATCTTGAGAGAAGTTATTGATATCAATAGTTCCAGCAATAACATAACAAGCAGAAGCCAAACTTGAATCCAAGTTACCATATGCTCCAAATTTTCTTGGATTTTTAATTAAACCAAGTTGACGGAAGTCATTATTTACAGTAAATCCTTGGTTAGCATCTTTTGATATGTTACTGTAGAACATTAATTTCTTGGCGAACATACCAGTAATAGGATCTTTACCATGACCACCATATGGAGCCATTACACCACGAGCAAGAGCACCAAAACCACCACCTTGATCAAACGCTACTTTACACCAGCGATATCCAAGACCATAGTTTAAAACTTCAATCTTATTTATTTTACCGTTTACTACTCGAGCCATGGCAGAAGCACCAGTTCCATCACCAGTAATAGTAATTGCAAAATCTGCGCCATAACCATAACCACCAGAGATAACTGGATACGCCATAATACGACCATCAGGTGTAAGCAATTCAGTATTCGCTTGAAGTGTATTAATATCACCTGGAGATAGATCCGCAGCTAACTGAGCAGAAGTACCATCACCACTTACTGTTAAGTTGGCGTAAGTATAACCAATACCGCCATCGTCAATCTGAACAGATTTTATTTGACCATCAGTAATTAATGGAATAAGTTTAGCTGCTGATTGAACACCAACAAAATAAGCAGTAGCACCTGAACCAGCAGAAACTGGAATAATTGTGGCTGTTGGTAAAGCAGAATAGCCAGAACCATATTTTAAGTTAACAGTACCAGTCGCAGTAACACCTGCATATCTTAATGTAGCAGTACCATTCGTTGCAGTTTGTAGAACTGGGGTTCCAAGAACTAATCCTGTTCCGCCACCGCCAGTAAATGTAACTATTGGTGGGTTAATATAACCAGTACC